ATTAAATAATTAAAAATAATTGTTTATAAGTAAAAAAGTTTTTGTACATTTGATTATTATTAACAAATAAACAAACAATATGAAAACAATTTTAAAAGTATTAGTAGGACTAGCAGTAGTATTTTATTTAATCGGTAGTCTAACAAGTGAGGATTCTCATCCTAACGCTGGACAATCTCATACCGAAATACAAAGAACTTTAAAGGATGCAATAGAGGCAAACTCTAAATATCCTAATACAGTATCTTTAAAGGAATATGATTTTATATCTTTAGGTAGTAATGTAGGTGTAGCTTCTTTTAGCTTTACAGCTAAGAATGCATTTGGTATAGATGTACCAGGTACAGCAACTGTTACTGTTGTATTGAATTCTGACCTAACTATAAATGAATTAAAACAATTAGAAGTAAACCAATTTTAATATGACTTACGAAGATTTAATGTACTCTCAGTACACCGACGAACAGCTTAAAGAATTTGTATCAGGAACTAAAAGCTATTTAGATTTCCACATTAAACGCTCTAGGTTAGAAATTATTAAAAGACAATCCGAACAACAAGAAACAATTGAACTATGATAACATTATTAAATGATGAGGTTTGGAATCAAGAAGAGATTCTTACTCAAATGTATGACGATGACTTTTACTACGGACATCTAGGTAAGCACGCTTTAAGTAGCAGCAGTCTAAAAATGATACTTAAAAGCCCTAAGACATATAAGTACGTAACAAAGTATGGAGACCCTAGTTCAAATAGTTCAGCTTTAGCAATGGGTAAGCTAATACATTGGATGATATTAGAACCACACAAGATAGACAGCTTAAACTTTATAGAATCTTCTACTAAAGGAACTAAGGTTTATAAAGAAGCGGTGGTAATGCACGGAGAAGTATTCCTTAACAAAGAACGTAGTGCAGCTGAAAGAGTAACCGATGCAGTTCTAAGAAACGAACAAGCATTAAGATTCCTAAACAAAGCAGAGTTTGAAGTACCAGCTGTAGAGATGATAGAAGGCTTACCATTTAGAGCAAAGGCAGATATCATACAAGGCAATACTATAATTGATTTAAAGACTACTGCTGACCTATCTACATTTAAATATAGTGCTGACAAGTATGGCTACGATTTACAAGCATACCTGTACACTAAGATGTTTAAAGCAGATGACTTCAAGTTCTTGGTAGTAGACAAAGGAAGTTTAGACATTGGGATATTTGAAACAACAGAAGACTTCTTAGCAAAAGGTAAAGCAAAGTTTGACAAAGCAGTAGAAACATATAAATACTTCTTTGAAGATGACAATGACTTAGACCAATATGTAATGAGAGCAATATTATAAATAAAAAGGGGAAGCTGAAAACTATAGAGTAGGCACAAACAAATAAATAAATATATTATGAACACAAAACAATTTAAAGTAGGACGGTTAGAAATGTTAAACATTAAACAACTTAACCCATCAGCTATTAATAGAGCTATAGATGATTCACACGTAAATAAGTTTGAAGCTAAATTAAACAAGTTCGGATGGATGGATGTAATAAAAGTAGATTGCCAACATAACATATTAGAAGGGCATCATAGATATTACGCAGCTATTAAGGGGAAACAAACAACAGTCCCTGTTTATGTTGTAACTTGGTTAGATAATTTAACAGAAAAGGAAAGACTTAAAATAATACTTGAATACAACGCAAGTAACTTAAATTGGAAAAACGAAGACTACTTAGAAAAGTATGCGGAAATAGACCAATCTTATGCTTATGCTCTTGGTAAGTATAAAAAATATAGTACTAATTTATCTACGGGAACTATACTTAATCTGTATATGAATTACCAAAAAAATAAATTTAGAACAGGTTCTTGTATATTAAGAACAGGAGCAATGCCTGATTATCTTGCAAATGAGCTAAGCAATCTTGTTAAGGTTCATACTAAAAAGAAAGCACAATCATACTGTTTGCGTGAAGTAGTTAAAGTTTGTCAGATATCAAATTCTTTAGATGCTTGTAAATACATATTAAAGCGTTATGCGGATATGCTAAAAAACAATCACGGGTTATTAACTTCTATAGCAGACTTTAGACCACACATAAATGATGTGTTATCAGAGTACTTACAACTAACAAATGATTAGTATTACAAACGAAGACAATATGCAGCTAATGTCTAGGCACGAAGATAACTACTTTGACCTAGCAATAGTTGACCCGCCTTATAGAGATGAAAATCAACCCACTAAAGAGATGAGGAAGTTAGGCTCAATGGAAAGCTTAAATGGCAGACCTTTTAAAAAATATTGGGATAATCTTTTTAGGATTAGTAAAAACCAGATTGTATGGGGTGCAAATAACTTTGAATTAAAACAATGGCAAGGTTTTTTAGTTTGGGATAAAAAAATTACAGGTGTTAAAGGAAAATATTCAGATTGTGAATTAGCATCTATAAGTAAAGGTCTTGGAAGTACATCATCTATATTTAGATATTCAGTACAAAATGTACCTGAATTAAAAATACATCCAACACAAAAACCTGTATCGTTATACGAATGGATTCTTATGAACTACGCTAAAGAAGGAGATAAGATATTAGATACTCACTTAGGAAGCGGCTCAATAGCTTTAGCTTGCCACAATCTAGGATATGACTTAACAGCTTGTGAGTTAGATACTGAATACTATGATGCAGCAATCAAACGAATAGAACAACATAAACAACAAATAAGATTATTTTAAATGAACAAATTAAGCAAAGAAGTAGTAGTAAACAAAACAGCACTATTAAAATACCTAATAAAAAAAACTCTTAAGAAAGATGTCAACTTAGTAGGAAGGGAGAACTTATTAGTAGAAGCTAGATTTATATACTTTTACATCCTAAGAAATAAGGAAAAAATAGTATATCAAAAGATAGCAGATACTGTTGGAATGAATCACGCTTCAGTACTACACGGGTGTAAGAAAGCTGAGTTGTGGATTGAAAACGACTTTAACTTTAAAAACAAATACCTTACAATACTTGCTTCTTATTGTGGGTGGGTCTATGGAGCTACAGCAGAAGACGAGGTACTGAAAAAGATTCAAGTTATGAAAGAACCTAAAGAGTATATAGAAGACAAGACATTAAGACCAATGAAAAGAATAGCAACAGTCTACACCAAATTACATTCACTAATAGACAAAACACCAGAAGACAAAGCAGATGACTTACTAACAAGGGTAGAAGCTATATACAATATGATGCAAAGCGACTTAAAAAGAAAGCGAGTATGATGGGTTCATTTTTATTATTATTTTTATTAGGATGGGTAGTTATATTTGCTGCTCTATGGGTTTGGTACGAAGATTACAAGAACAAGTTTTAAGAATACTTTTAACAAAAGCCTGATATTATTATTGTTATAGTATATCATTAATGTTTTTAAATGAAAATAGATAGAAGAAAATTTAACGGTGGTAATAAGAATGCAGGAAGAAAACCTAAGTCAGAGGAGATAGCACTTATTGAGAAACTAACTCCACTTGAACCATTAGCACACGCAGCTTTATTAAAAGGCTTAGAGAATGGAGACTTCAAATATGTACAGTTGTTCTACAACTACTATGCAGGGAAGCCACGAGAGACTAAAGACATCACAATAAACGAGGACTTACCTTTGTTTATAGATTAGTATGCAGGTAAAGAAAACCGAAGCACTTACCAAACTAAGAAACCTCAACAGTAGAACTAAGATTGTTAGGGGTGGAACTTCAGCAGGTAAGACCATCTGCATCCTATTAATACTAATTGATTATGCTATAAGAAACAAAGGCAAAGAGATTAGTGTAGTATCTGAGTCTGTCCCGCATCTACGTAGAGGTGCTTTTAAAGACTTCTGCGGGCTTCTTAAGGGATTGAATAGGTATAAAGATGTCCAGCTTAATAAGAGTACCTTAAAATACACCTTTACTAATGGTAGCTATATAGAGTTCTTTAGTACTGACCAGCCAGACAAACTAAGAGGAGCACGAAGAACAGACCTATACATTAACGAGTGTAATAACATACCATTTGATGCTTATCAACAGTTAGCAGTAAGAACGTCAGGTAACATCTGGTTAGATTACAATCCATCTGCTTTATTTTGGGTAGACAAAGAACTGATAGGAAAAGAAGATACAGACTTTATAACACTAACCTATAAAGATAATGACTCACTACCTATAAGCATTGTAACAGAGATTGAAAAGGCAAAGGATAAAGCTAAGACATCTACATACTGGGCAAATTGGTGGAGGGTATATGGACTAGGAGAAGTAGGTTCTTTAGAGGGTGCTTGTATACCAGACTGGAAAGAGATTGATACGGTACCAAGTGAAGCAAGACTATTAGGTTATGGTATGGACTTTGGTTATTCAGTAGACCCTACAACACTAATAGCTTTATACAAGTGGAATGATGCTTATATCTATGATGAGGTACTATATAAGAAAGCAATGCTTAACAGGGATATAAGTAGATTCTTAGAGTCACACGATATCAAAGAACTTATAGTAGCAGATAGTGCAGAACCTAAATCAATAGCAGAGCTACAAGGTTACGGTCATAACATACACGGGGTAAGTAAAGGAAGGGACTCAATTGTCTACGGTATCAATCTAATGAATCAAAACGAGATATACGTTACAAGCCGTTCTAAGAACCTTAAAAGAGAATTGGGTGGTTATATATGGGCAACAGATAAAGAAGGCAACAAGACCCAGAAACCAAGCGGACTACATCCTGATTGTATAGATGCTGCTCGGTACATTTTAACAGACACTTTAGAGAACCCTAATAAAGGGAAGTATTTTATTTATTAAAGTTTTTTGTTGATATGTCAAAAATTAATTATATATTTGATTAATATTAAAAACAAACATTATGAAAAATACATTTACAGTACATTTTAAAAATGCATTAGGAGAATTTAAAACGGAAGATATGGTTTTACCTTTTAGAACGGTTCAAAGTGTAGCAACCTGGTTTGAAGACACGTTAGGTTTAAGGGCTTCATCAATATCAAAACATTAAAATTATGATAGCAGGAATAGATTTCAACGAATCAATACAGAACTTTTACAGTTTATACCAACACGAATGCTTAGAGTGTGGAGCAGAGATAATATCAGAGGGGTATTGTAGTAAGGATTGCTCAGATGCAAGTTGGTT